CTAGGCAGCATTGATGGCGTCGTGCTCCGACGCACTCTGCTCGACGAGAGCGGCGATGGCCTCGCGGAGTTCCCTTGCGCTAGTGTCGGCCTTGCCGAACCGGGCTTTCAGCGTTTGGAGCAGCTTCTGGTCCTCTACCGTGAGCGGCCCGGTGAGGGCGGCCTTCGGCAAGAAGGCCGCCGCGATCTTCTTGCTGACGCGGTTCGCGGCCTTGCGGGAGGGCTCATGCTGGATGTGCGCATAGATTGCGGTCGAGCGCGGATTTGAGTGGCCCAAGATCACCCCGGTCAGCGCCATGGCTTCCCCTGTCGAAATCGCGGTCGAGCCGATCGTGTGACGCAAGGTGTGCGGAGTTACGCCCGGCAGTTCCGCCTTCCGTACTACGCGTGCCCATGGGGTCTTCGTCCCCTGGAAATGTCCTTCCCCGGTATCGGACGGGAAGACGAATTCGCAATTATTCGTCTGTTCGATCTGCTGGAGCAGCGTCGGCGCCGCCGTGCCAAGTGGTCGCACAGAATGCCCGGTCTTGCTGTCCTCAAGCACGAGCATTCCATTCCCGAAATCGATCTCGGACCATTTGAGGCCGGCGATCTCGTTGCGGCGACAGCCCGTCAGTGCCCAAAGCCTGGCGATGTTGATCGCCTTGATGTTGGTGCCTTCGCTTTCAAGCTGGTCGAGTGCGCCGCCAAGGCGCCCCACCTCTTCAAGAGTGAGGAAGCGGGTCTTCTGGCCATCGGTCTTGCGCACCGCTGCGTTTGCGACGGGATTACGTTCCACGATCTCGCCGCGCTTGGCGAAGCTGAACACGGCCGAGAGATCGCGGACAACCTTGCGCGATGCGCCAGGGCCGCCCTTGACGATGATACGCCGACGCGGGCCTATCTTTTCGTTCTTGGCGGTCTTGCTTGCGAGCACGTCCGCTGCAAACCGTTCGATGTCGCCACTCGTGACATCCTTGGCGCGGCGATTGCCGAGAGGGGGAACGACGTGGTGGCGCAGCCGGGCGAGGGTATAAGCCTTGGTCAGCGGTTCATGGGCTCCCCAATCCGCTTACCGCGCTGGACCATGCAGCCATGCGCCTCATAGAAATCGATTAGCGCGGCCATGGTCATCTCGCGGCGGCGTTTGGAGCGGCCATCTTGCCTCTGCAACGCTTATCCCATTCGTCGTGACGATCTTTGCCAGCCTTACAGGCGCGTCACCCTAAACATTCTGCCGCACGACAGCATCAGATTGCCGCAAACCGGCGCGCTTACACGGTGATTACACTTCGCGCGAGTGAGAGGCCTGTAAGCAGTGCGCCCGCTCTCGGTTTGCGGCCAAGTGCCTGATTATTTGTACAAAAACTGGAGCGGGCGAAGGGAATTGTTTGCTACCATACTTCCTGAAAGCGGCGGTTTAGTGCGGAAAATCACGCCTTCGAAGATCAGCGCATGGGAAGGCACGCCCGTCGAAGGCTCGCCCTATACCCGGCAACAGCTCGACGCCATGAAGCGCGAACGCCCGCACTGGACCCGCTTCAGCGACCGCCCCGTCACTCTCACCGCCCCGTCGCGCAACGCATGGGACCAGCCGGACCAGCATGTCGTCATGTGTCCGATCATCGCATGGACGAAGGACCGGGCGCGCGTGCTGGTCATCGCCCCGGCGGGGGACAAGATATGGCTTCCGGCGCTGAAGTCGCGGACGCCAGACGCACGAAAGGGGCGGACGCCGTAGCGCCCGCCCCCGTGTTCGCGCTTCCAAATCACCCCGTCGGGCGTCAGGATCGGCGCTATGGAATGTCACATGTCACGAATTGAGGAACTGAAGGCCGCGCGGGACAAGGCCCGTCGCCAGCTTGATCGGGTGAACGCGGACCTTGCCGTCGCCTTCGTCGCTGCGCACAAGGCGGGCGAAGCGGTCGATCTTCTGGAATGGATCGAAGCGCACCTTGCCGCCACGGGCACCGCTGCCAGCGGTTTCGGCAAGGACTTGCTGAACGATCCCGGCTTCGTCAGGAACTTGCGCGAAGGGCGCAAGGCTCGCCCGGTGACGGACGAGCTGGTCCGCCGCCACCTTGCCCGCCAAAGTCCAGACTAGCGATCAGAACAGCCCCAGGAACTTCGGGCGGCTTCGCCTCACCGCTGCGCGGTCCCGTTCCTCGCACCGTTCCACGATCCCGATGGCATCCGCCGTCCGGCCATTGGCGATTTCAAGGTTCCCCGTCTGGGCAACGCCGAAATTGATCCAGCCCTTCAGCCGGTCCAGATCATTGTCAGCCTGGGCAGGGGGCGCGGCATTGGGCACGCCGGATCGCCATTCGTCCGGGACCAGCGCCGAACAGTCAGTCGTCGGCGCAAATACCGAAGTTGACACACAAGCCGTCGCGGCCGGCACGATCAGCGCCAACGCCGTCAGTCGCATTATCGACCTCATTCTGGGTTCCTTCCACTTTCCTGTCAGTTGCTTCGTCGCGGCGTTGGGCTTCGCCGACGGTGTTCACGGCGTCCTTGCCGCTTTCCAGCGCGGCCCCGGCCTGTTCCGTGCCCAGCCGCGCCCGCGTTTCCAGATCGCCGACGAACAGCCCGCGCACGAAGAAGAACGCCCAGATCGCCAGGCCAAGGGCGATCAGGGCGACGATAGCCTTGCCCAGCCGGGACAGCCCTTTCAGCCATGCAATCGGCGTCATCATACGTCCCCTTCTTTTCGTGGCATGATGCTAAGGTCGATTTCCGGTTCCAGCGGACCGGACGTGATGATCGTCACCGCCTTGCGCCCATGCGGCTTGTCAGCCCAATCCGCGCCGCTGTAGATTGCTCGCCCCAGCTTGCCGGACAGGACGCCGCAAATGCGCTGGACCAGCAATTCAGGTGCATCGGCGGACTTCGCCCACGGGATTGCGATCATATCAATGTCCCGCGCCAGCGATCCGTGGACTGCAAGAGCATAACCACAACCCTTCGCTGCCAGCCGAAGATCAGGAAGAGCCTGTTCCAAGAACGTCTCGATGAACGCCTTCGTCGCCAGCCGAAGCGCCGGGCTGTCGTGGCGGGCGTCGAAGTCGTTCATGCCGGGTAACTCCCCCACGGAAGTTGCCAGTGCGGACCGTCCTTGAAGGACTTCCAGTCGCCGCCCCATTCAATGGGCACGTCCAGTTCCTTCGCCGCCTGTTTCATGGCGGCTTCGATCTTGTAGTAGAGCGGCCAATCCCAGCGCACCGTGCCGCCAATCCATGCCCCCAGATCGACCGCATGGCCTGTCAGGTGACGGCTGCGCATGGTGCGCGACGCGCCTTGCGCCACAAGCTGGCGCTGGCGCTTCGGCGTGCGAACGCCTTCCAGGACGGTGAAGTCCACTTCCGTGATTTCGATTGCCCGCTTCACCACGCGGACTAGATCGGGATGCACGCCCCGAAGGCGGGCGAGCGAGCGCAAGCCCAGACGATAGGCCATAACAGGTTCTCCGATTGTGAAGATGATCCCGGCGAACCGGGCAGTCAGATCAGGGCTTCAGCCACCAATGGCTGTTCCCGGATTTCAGTATCGCGCGCAGATAGATCGCGGCGTAGATGATCAGGGCCATGTGCCCCAGATCGTAAAGCGCGGCTGTCGGTTCGGCGCGGATCGCGCTTTCCAGTCTGCCCGCTCCCATAAGTCCCAGCGCGAAGCCGAACAGCCATATCTTCAGCCCCTGAACCCGCGCTTGTGCCAGCATCACCGGCAAGGCCTTTTGGAAATAGACCAGCGCCAGCGTCAGTTCGATCAGCCCGATTGCCATGTTCTGGAACGCTTCAGTCATCGCCGCCGCCCAGCCCTGGGATATTGAGGTTTTCCCCAGCTTTCTTCATGCGAACCTTCAGCCCGTTGCCAAAGGCAATCAGCGCCGTCGCCAGATAGCGGGAGAGGAACCCCGCGCCGAACATGAACAGGTGCAGCGACCATTCTTCGAACATGGCACCGTGAACGATCCCGGCGACCAGCCCGAACAGCCAGCCCAGAAAGATCGTCACCCGGAACGACAGCCGCGACGAAGGCGGCGTCACGACCATCGCCCCGTATGCCCCGGCAATCGCAAGGAACATGGCGGCAAGGAAGTCGGGCAGGGGCGCGGTTATGCCGAACGCCGCCAGCACGGCGGCGACGCCTGCAAATACCGCTTTCGTTTCAAGTCCGTTCAATGTTCGCCCCTTTCTTCAACGGGTTCCATCGTCCGGTCGCAATGCTGTAGGAAAGAGCGCGCACGATCAGGCGGCGAAGAACGATATGCCGGAAAGCGAGCTGAAGACCGCGTTCGATCCCGTCAGGATCACGTCGCCATTGCTGTCCACGTCCACCCGATAGGCTCCCCCGCCGGACCAGCATCCGAACATGAGCCTGTCCGGCGGACGATAGCCGGGAAGCAAGGTGAAGACCGTCCCGTCGCTTCCAGCCTGCATCAGCCCTTCAATCGTCACCCGCCCGTCGGGCGTCTTGAAATAGCGCGGCGATCCGAAGCCACCGCCATAGCCGATCCACGAAAGCGCCAGCGCCGGTATCTGGGCAGTCGGCTTGTCGTCGCCCCAGACGGTTCCGTCGAAGGTGATCTGGCGTCCGGCACTGGCGTCCCAGACCTTCCAGCCGTCGGCGGGGACGAAGAACTGCCAGCCGCCAAACCATGCGGCGATCTGCCCGTCCTTGCCCGCCCAGGCACCTGTCGCGCCAGCCGCGACGATCCATGCCTGTCCGTCCGTCGGCGCACCCGGCGGCGCGGTTGTCGTCGCATTGACGACGGAAGGGGCGGTCATGACGTCCAGCCGGTTCAGGGCTTCATTGTGCGTCAGTTCCTTTTGCGCCTGTCCCGTGTCGATATAGGGCAGGCCGATGTTCGGGGTATCGGTCAAAGCGTCGTCTCCGTTGGAAGGCCGCGCCCGACACGGGCGCTGATCTGATAGACTTTCACCTGGACGGCGGCTTGCGCGCTGCCGAAGTCCGTCACCTGATCGGCGGCGCTATAGGTCGCCGTCGGCGTGGAACTCGTCAGCGTTCGCTTCACCGTCGCGCCGTCCAGAATGTCGATTTCATAGGCTTCGCTGGCCTCGCCCAGCGGCGCGTCGATCCCGTCCGTCCACGGGTCTTCCAGCCGCGTGCGCCTGATCCATGTCATCGCCAGATCGCCCGCGCCGTTGCGGGTTCCCCGGACATGCGCCGGGGCATAGGGCTTCGCCCAGCGGCCCGAATGCGTGAAGGTGAACGGCGCGGCGTCGGACAGGTTCGTTCCGACGGACGCGGCCTTGTAGAACCGTTCGACGCCTACTTCGCCCGCTTCCAGATCGGGGCGGTATATCCCCCCGCCGGTCAACAGCACGAAGCGTTCGCCAGCCGCGTGCCCGGCGATCCGGTCTTCGGTCCCCTTCCGGCCGCGCAGCAATCCTTCCAGCCGGTATTGCCCCGGCCCGATCAGCGTGGCGTCGCGGAACTGCATCACTTCCCCGCCGATCACGGCGGCGTTCGATCCGTTCAGAACCTGAAGCGCGGTGACGCCTGCCAGCGTGTCGGCGCTGTTCAGCAAGGTAACGGTGACGCTGTTCGCTTCGTCCCAGTAGTGCGGCGATCCCACGTCCAGCGCGTCGTCTGTCGTGCCGATCACCGCGCCGTCGATCAGCTCCGCGAACGTGTCATAGTTCACGCCGCCGTCGCGCGAACGATAGAGGATCGCCCCGCGCCAGCCGCTCGATGCCCCGGCCCCGGCGGCATAGAAGCCAGACACGTCGTCCACGTCGCGCAGGATAGGCAGGTCCAGAATGTGCGCCGCCGTCACGCCGGGCAGGTTGACCGTTTGCGTCGGGACCAGCGCCGGGGCGGCGCTCGCACCCTTCGAAAGCACGGCGGCACCGTCGGTCTTGCATTCGACCAGCAAGGAACCGGGAAGCCGCAATTCGCGCCGCGCTACACGGACCACGCGGTCCTTCCCGTCGGCGTGGGCGACAACAATCTTGTGCCCCGCTTCGACGTGCAGATAGGTGATCGGAAGCTGATAGGTGAAGGCGTCCCGTCCGATCCACGCCATTGATGCCATGCGTTCGGCAACGGCCTTGGCGTCGTCGGCGGACAGGACAATGGGCAGTTCGACCGAAATGTCCGCGTCGCTGTTCGTGGTGCTTCGCCGGGCGCGCTGGCTGTTCGACTGATAGTCGCGCGCCGGGTCCATGTGCTGGACCAGTATCTGACGCGGAAGCTCTATGTCGGCGGTCCGCTGCAATTCATAATCCGCCGGACGGTCCGTGCCGAATTCATGCGCGCCCAGATCGTCGCGGGGCACCCTCGCAATCGGCGTGCTGTCCGAAGGGAAGAACTGCAATTCGCCTTCGATCTCCGATGCGTCGAAGAAGAACGCCGTGCGCAGCGGATCAAGCACGCTGCGAATGGTCGAAGACCGCGCCACGTTATAGCCGCGAAGGTCCAGATAATCGGCGCGCGCGGCGTCCAGATAAGGCACGTTGGCGGCGCTCGCCAGTTCGTCAATGACAGTCGCGACGGTGGCGGACGAATGCGCTTCCACTTCGAAGGTGAAGTTCGGAATGCGGTTGCCGAAGTCGCCCAGTTCCAGCCGGTCGAACACGACATAGGCCAGCCCCCGGTGCGCGGGGCAGTTGCCCGCGCCCAGCGCCGCTTCCATCGTCGGATCGGGCATCTGGGTTTCCGTGCCGGTATAGATACGCACGGCGTTCGCCTGTGTCTGGCTTCCGCTTTCGTCGCGGAACAGCTTCCCGTCCGCCCAGATGCGCTTCACGCTGGCAATCGGTCCCCGGCAAAGGGCAATCGCGCAATCGACGTGATAGGTGTAAGTCGTGGTTTCCGACTTCGCGCCGCCGCCCTTGCCCCCTTGCTTCGTGGTGGACTTCGTTTCGACAAGCCCGGTGGACCAGATCAGATTGCCCGCCACGCGGTTTTCCGGCCCGAAGATGCGCGGGATCGGGTTGCCATAGGACGAAGCCTGAACCGTCAGGTCGCCCAGCCGTGGACCTTCGGACCTGATCGTCGGCGCGAACAGCGCCTGGTCGATCTGCGATCCGATCAGCGCGCCGATCTGGCCTCCCAGCGGCCCGCCGATCAGTGTGCCAACGGCGGAAAGAACGATAGTTGCCACTATTCCACCCCCGGCAAGATGAACGCGCCGACGATCTGCCCCGCCCAGTCCCGGTCAATTCCATGTTCGACGACGCGGCGCGCGGGTGCATAGGAATGGAGCATCCCCGGACCGCCATTGATTTCCGTCACGAAGGCCAGATGCTGGGGCGCACCGTCGATCATGATCAGCAACACGTCCCCCGGCTTCGCCTGGGCGAAGGTGACGGGCGTCATGTGTTCATGGCAAAGCCGTTCCAGTTCGCGGCTGTCCGGGCGGTGCCCATATCCGCGAAGGTCCACGTCTCCGATGCCCAGTTCACGGGCGACTTCCACGATCACCCCGGCGCAATCGACGCCGACGCCCTTCAGCCGCCCTTGATGATGGAACGGCGTGCCCAGCCAGCCGCGCGCGGCGCTGACAATCTGGTCCCGTGTCGCCGTCATGATTTCGGGTCCGGATAGCGCAGCATGGCGTCGCTTCCGGGGACGTGCGGTTCTCCCCTGAAGTTCAGCACATTGGCGAACTTGGCCTTGCAGGTGGCGAAGGACTTGTCGCAACCGGCGTGGACGGTGAACGTGTCGCCCACGGCAATGTCCAGCCCCATCGGCTCCCATAGTTCGATCCGCCCGTCCTTGAAGGAACGGACTTCGGTCTTCCGCCCGGCATTCGCGCCGCCGGTCCACCACACTTCGCCATAGTCGAACCAGCCGTCCGCCTGCCCCAGCGCCGACGCGAAGAACACGCGGTTGTCGGACGACGCGCCCAGCGATCCGTCTGTCAGGGACGTGACGGTCGCCCCCACGGCGAAGGCCGCGCGGTTCACCCCGCACTTTGCGCTGAACAGATCGACCCGGCATTCCGCCGAATAGCTGTCGATCACGGGTTGCTGGATACGCTGCCCCAGCCCGCGCAACTCGGCACGGAAGGCAATCCCGGCTTGGCTGATCGTGCCGATTGTCCCGCGCCTCACCACGGTCCGGGGGATTGTCAGATCGCCCCAGTCCACAAGGAACAGTTCGACTTCGGCATTGTCATAGACGCCCGCCAGAAGGTCCGCTGCCCTAATGTCGTCGCTGTCCAGCGCGCCCAGAAGCTCGACGTCGGCGACCGACATGTCCGTGTCGCTGGCAAGCTGTGATGCGCTGAAGCTGTTCGCGGGCTGATAGGTGATCCCGCCCACCGTCAGCGGCTTGTCGAACGACGTGAAGGCCTGTGTCACCCCGTCCGTGCGGTCGATCCGCCAGCATTGCGCAAGGCGGGTGACGGCGGGATAGACCTTCCACGATTGTTCGTCGAACAGCCAGCCGTCCCGCATGACCTGTTCGCGGGACCAGACGAACACTTCCGCCGGGGCTTCCTGAAACGCTCGCCAGATCGCGCGGTCCGTGTTGAACCAGACCCACGTCGTTTCCGGTAGCAGGTTGAAGCCCGCAAAATAGTGAATGTCCGCCTTCGCATAGCCCAGCACGTCGGTTGCCAGAAGCCAGGTCTTGCGCATGTCGTCATAGCGGCCTTCGACAACCCAGTCATAGTCTTCGATCTGAAGCACGTCGAACGCGGGGAAGGACCAGTCGGCTTCCGGGAAGTTCAGCGTGCGCAGCATCGGCGCATCGTCCCGAAGAATTTGCGGCGTGAAGACCAGAAGATAGCTGGTCGCCCCCGGATGCTCCGTCAGAACCTTGTCGCGAATATAGCTGGTCGCCACGCCAAGCTGATCGCGGCACCATTCGAGATAGGGCAGATGGATCGGATCGGGTTGTCCTTCCACCGTGTCCAGATAGGGCGTCGGCGCGAACAGGCCGGTCGCCGCATTGTAGGCTGTCAGCGTCGCGGCGTCGTAGATGTGCGGCTTGCGCGTGCCGAAGCTGCCATCCCACCACCACGGTTCGCCGATCTGGAAATGGACTTCCGCGCCCGCCGGAAGAAGCGCCAGCGTTTCAAGGAACACGTCCGACAGATAGTCCAGCCCGGCGGTGCTTGTCGGGCGGACCAGCCCCGAAGGGGGTTGCCAGCCGGTGCGCGCCAGATTGCCTTCATGATCGCGCTGGTTCCAGTCCGTCGGCATATACATGCCGAGAATTTCGAACGACACGGATATGATGATGGTGAAGCCAGCCGCGTGCAGCCGGGCGAAGAAGTCTTCCAGCCACTGGATCGTCGGATCGTTCAGCTTCGCCTTCGCGGGATCGACGACATAGCGTTCCTCGCCCGCGTCCCATGACAGCGAATGGAACTTGCTGATCCCCATGTAGAGGACATATTGCCCGCGATAGCCCAGCGCGTGGACCTGATCGACCAGCCGCGCGGGCGTGAACGGATAGGCATTGTCATAGCCGTCCGTCATGCGCAGCGCGTGCGCCGGTTGCGGGTCCGTCAGAACGGGAAGCGTGCTGTTCGGCCCGGTGACGGAAAGGTTCGTGATTTCGACCTGGGCAGGGCTTTCGTCGATTGGTTCGTCCGTCGCCGTCTGGACGAAGGCTTCCGCCCCTGAAGGAATGCTGAAGCCGCCCGTCGTGCTGATCGGCGGCGTGATCGTCACCGTCTGCACCGGGCCGGAAGTCGTGGACGTCACCGTGTAGGCTGGCACGTCATAGCTGGACCCAAGGATGAACACTTGCGCGCCGGGCGTGATCGGCCCCGCGTCGCCCACGTTCAGCGTGATCGACGTCGCACCGGGCGCGGCGGACGATGCGAGCGAGCAATCCCCCCGCCCGGCTTCCAGCGGCTGAATGGAAATGAACATGCGCTTCACGTCGTCCCAGGGGACGAAGCTGTCCGCGAAGAAGCCCGAAAGCGTCGTGCCGTCCAGGACCATTCGGATATGGCAACTGTCCGGCGTGCCCGACGTGGCATAGTTCCAGATGCGAACGAAGTGCGTGCCGTGCGTGAACGTCTCGACGGTGAGGGTGACGGACTGAAGCCTGTCGATCTGGCGAATGCCGGACGATGCCCAGTCGAATTCCAGCACGCACCCGCGATAGTCCTTGCGGCGCGGATAGGCATAGGCACCGTGATCGTCGCGGTCTTCGATTTCCCAGATCAGGCCCATAAGATCGCGGTTCGTGCGGAACAGCGCCTTCATGCGCAGCGAATTCGGTCCCGTGGTGATGATGGTCGCCATCATCGAAATCGGGAAATCGACCGTCCAGTAAGCCGGTTCGAACCGGCGGATCGTGCCAGCCGCGCCCGGCTTGGGATAGGTGACGAACTTGCTCATGGCGTGGCCTCAAGCAGCGAAGCGATAGGCCGGATCATTCGCGCACTTCCACCACGGGCAGTTCGGGAAGCTGCACCGCGCCCCGGAACATGTGGACAGGTTCCAGCCGGTCAATGTCGAAGCGCGCGGGAATGTCGAATTCGAACCCGGCGGACACGGCGATCCCCGGCGCTGGCGGCGTCGTGAAGGTGATCAGCCCGGTATCGACATTGACAGACCAGCCGCTGGGCTGGTCGATCCCGCCCAGCCCGACCTTCACCGTCCCGGCAACCGGGCGGGTGATCTTGCGGACATAGGTGACAGGCCCGGACACATAGGACTTCTGAAGCTGGAAGAACTGTTGCGACCCGTCGCCGACGCCCAGAACCTGATCGTCATGCGCGGGCGCGTCGTCCAGCGCGCACGACTTGTAATCGGACCAGTCCTGAAACCGGAACGCGCGGGCACGCCCGGCGCGCCCATAGAAGAACGCCAGCACGATTTCATAGTCCGCTTCCGTGCGGACGCCCGTGGCGACATTGAAGCGCAGCCGCGCGCCGGACCAGTTCTGATTGCGCTTTTCGAACCCGCCCGCCGTCTCCGTGACGTCGGTAGAGAATTCGGGACCGGCAACGCTGTTCAGCGAAATCTTGCCGGGGAACTGAATGTCGTCGAAGTCCATGCGTCAAATCCCGCGCTTGCCCGCCGACGACATGCGCAACAGGTGCGCGCCTGCCTGGGCGGCGGATCGGCGGACCTGTTCCGGGTTCGTCACCGGCCCATAGAAGTTGAACTGAAGCGATCCGGGCAGGCCGCTTCCGGCTCCGTCAGCATCGTCATTGCTGATCGTCACCTTCTCCCCCCGCGTGGCGCGGAAGGCGACCAGATTGGCGTCGCGCCCAGGGCTTCCGCCGACGGTGAAGCTGCCCCCAAGGGCAAAGCCGGGCGTGCCGCCGAAGATGCTTCCCAGCACGCCCGCCAGCACGCCGCCCAGTCCCCCGGTCCCAGCCGTGCCGCCTGTCTGCCCGAACAGGCCGGACAAGAGATTGGCGAATTCGTCCGCGACGGTGTTAAGGATGTTCTCGAAAGACCGCGTGCCGATGCGTTCGAACCAGTTCTGGAAGAACCCTGCCAGATCGCCTTCGAGCGCCGCCTTGATGCCTTCGGAAAACGACTGTCGGAAACTTTCGCGCAAGTCGTTCCCGGCCCCGGCGGCATCGCCCCCGACGTCGAACGTCGGGTCCAGTGCGATCCCCGTTCCGGCGGACATGCCGGAAAGCCCGTCGGCAACCGTCGCGCCCAGCGCGTCCATTGCGGTTTCCACGTCGCCCAGCCCGCCCGTGATCCCGATGGCAAGGCCTTCGGTGATGAACCCGCCCATTTCCATGAACAGGACACTGGGGGAGCGGATGCCAAGGAAGTCGCGGATGCGATCCACCCCGGCCATGACAACGGATCGCAGCGCATTCCACACGGCTTCGGCGTTCGCCCTGATCCCGTTGACCAGCCCCTGCACGATGTTCCGCCCGATCGTCAGCATGTCGTTCACGATCTGGGTAAGGCCTTCCCATAGGCGGGTTGCCAATGCCCTCACCGCGTCACCCGCGCCGGGTGCCAGACTGTTCAGCACGTTCAGGACGGTATTGATCGCATTGGAAACCAGCGACTTCGCCGCTTCCCATGCGCCTGCCCAGTCCCCCGTCAGGACGGCGATCACAAGCTGCACCGCGTCAATGATGGCAGAGAACGCGCCGGTCACAATGTCCACCGCCGCGCTGATAATGCGGATCAGGGCTTCGCCCATGACGGACGTGTAAGCCGCGCCGAACTCGCCCAGCACGCCGATAACCCAGCGGATCGCTTCGCCGAACGGACCGTTCCACAATTCCGTCAGCTTGGTCTTCACCGTATCGACCAGGGCCGTCAGCTTCGGCCCCAGCGCAGCGACGAACTTGTCCCGCAGTTCCGCCAGCACTGGTCCGATCCTGTCCCAGTTCGCCCAGATCAGCGCGCCGACGGCGGCAACCGCCGCCAGCGGTGCCAGCACGGGAGCCGCTGCCCCTGCGATCAGGGACAGCATGGAACCGAACGCGCTCAAACTGCCGAATGCCCCGGCGAAGACGCCGCCCGCGCCGAAGGCGGCGGTGACAACCGCCACAAGCGGGGCGAAGACCGGGACCAGCCCGCCGACGACGGACACAAGGCTTCCCAGCGCGAACAGGACCGGCCCGACGGCGGCGGCAATCGCAGCGGCGGCGACAATGAACGTCTGGGTTCCTTCGGACAGGCCGGAAAAAGCGTCCAGAATACCCGCCAGCTTCGTGATCAGCGGCGTCAGGACGGGGATCAGCTTCGTCCCCACTGTCACCTGAAGTTCCTGGAATGCGGCTTGCGCGGCGCGCATCTGGTTCGCGGTGCCTTCGCTGGTCCGGGCGACGTCACCTTGCGCGTTCGACGTGGCGTCAAGGATCAGGGCATAGCGCGCCATGATCTTGTCTTGCTCGCTCAATTCGCCGCCCAGGCTTCCCAGCCCCAGTTCCAGCGCCTTCGCCTTGACGTTCGCTTCCGTCAGGAAGACGCCGAAATCGCGCAGCGGTTCGCTTTCACCGGACAGTCCGGACCGCAATTTCTCAAGCGCATCGCTTTCCGCGACGTTGTAAAACGACGCAAGGTCTTGGGCGAGAACGGCGAATGTCTGGGACATTTCCGCCGCTACCTCGCGCGTCGGCGCGGCCTGATTGAAGAAGATGCCGAAGGTGTTGGCGGCTTGCTGAATGGACTGGGTTGACCGGCCCATAGCGTCGCCCGTGGCTTCGGCCCACGCGGTCATTTCCGCCGCCATGTCGCCGAACGTCTGGTCGAACGCGCTTTGCAGTTCGGCGGCGTCGGACGCGGCCTTGAAGGCGGACGCGCCGAAGGCGACCAGCGGGGCGGTGACGCCGATGGAAAGCGTCGATCCCAGCCCCGCCATGCGGTCGCCGATCTGCTGAAGGTTCTGCCCGGCGGCATTCAGACGCCGCTGGGCAATCCCCAGCCCTTCTTCGAAGGCGGCGGTGTCAATGCCCAGGGTGACGCGAAGCGCGCCGATCAAGGCTCCTGCCATTGTCCTTACTCCGCTTCGGGCTTCGGGGCTTTGGGTTTCGCGTTCGTCGCGGCGACAAGCTGGCGCATGATCGACAGAACGTCGGACCCGGACTGGGGATTGTCCGGCGATGCCCGGCGCGTGCGAATATCGGGCACGCGGCGCGGGAACTTCTTCATTCGCTGGAACGCGGCGGTGTGCCACGCTTGGGACATGGCCAGCTCGTGCTGGCGCAAACGGGCTTCCGCGCAGCCGGACAGGATAGCGTCCAGCGTGCGCGGCGTCTGTTTCCAGAAGGCGTCAGGGTCCAGCCCCGCCGCCGTCCATTCGGTAAGGACTTCCAGCCAGCCCCAGCCTACTTCTTCGGCTTGGGGGCGTCCGCGTTTCCCGCTTTCCCTTGGGCATTGGGGAACGCCGCCTGGATCGTCTCCGTGATCATGCCCGACACTTCGTCGATCCCCAGCGCCGACATGATTTCGCCCGCCTGTTCTTCGGTCGCATCCGGCGACAGGCCGCAACAGAACAGCGCCCGCAACGTGCGGAACGACAGGTTCTTCTGAAGCGTGCGCTGGAACTCCTGGGCGTTCTCGATGCCCAGCCGTTCTTCAATGCGGCAAAGCGCATTGATGTCATAGGCAAGGGTCCACGAACTGCCCAGCGCGTCGAACTGGCGCTTTCCGTTCGCCGCCATGATCAGGCTTCCGCCGCTTCAGTGACGGCCCCGGCGACCTTCAGCGTGGCGACCGCCGTCTGGCGATCATCCACCGGGATCGCGCGTTCATAGCCCTTCACATAGGTGTTGAAGGTGAAGCCCCAGCCGGTGGCATTGGTCGAAGTCGGAACCACGATCTTGCACGAACGCACTTCGCCCGACGCCTTGGCGGCGGACAGAAGAAGATCGGTCGCAGATCCGGCGACGTAGTTCATTTCGAGCTGGATTTCGCCGTTCTCGATCAGGCCCGCGATATATTCGCGTTCGCGGTTCGGCGACTTGTAGTGCGTGACTTCCACGTCGTCCGTTTGCGGATTGGGCAGGGTGAGGTTGAAGACGCCAACCAGTTCGACCATTGCGCCCGGCGTTGCGCCGTCGTGCAGGGACGCTTCAGCGCCCCAGCCAATGCTTTCCCCAGACATAAGACAATACTCCTTGAATGTGCCCGTGCCCTTCCGGGATCACGCGGCGGGTGAGAACCAGACGAAGAAATCCAGCGAAACACGGTGGACCTTTCGTCCGCCGCCAAGGTCTTCCGTGGAAGGTCCGCGTTCGTTCGCCAGAAACGCGCCCTGGAAGGTTATCCCCGCCACGGTGGCGGGCGGTTCAAGTGTGGCGATCACCGCGCGGGCGAGCGCCTTTGCCGTGGCGAAATCAGCCGCCCAGCAATCGACCTGGACGCGCGGACCAGCCAGCCCGCTTGCGCCCTTGTAGGTATAGGTCCGGCCCGGTGAGGCATCGAACAGCGTGACGCCGGGACCGCCTTCACCCTGAACGCGGAAGCCCCAGTTCACGCGTGGACCGGCAATCGCGCTGATCGCGGCCGCAGCCAGCATCCGGGCGACAAGGGCTTCTTCCATCGGTCATCCCCCCCGTGCGCGGCGTGCGGCCTTGCGCGCCAGCCGCTGCGCGGCCTTTTCGATTTCGCCGCCCAGTTCGCCGGAAATGGTATTCAGCGCGCCGTCCTTGTTCTGGTCCCATGCCGGACGAAGCCACGGATCGGGGGCTTGATGCGCGTTGCCGAACTCCGTCTGCACGCCCGCCGGATCGGACGTGCCGACATGGATTTCGGCGGAAGACTTGCTGTCCGCGCGGCGCACCATCTGGGCTTGCCGCCGCGTCAGCCGCGTGCCGGTGACGATCTTGCTTTCCAGCGTGCCGGTGAACCGGGGCGCAAGGGCTTCCGCCGTGCTTTCGATTGGCGCTGCCGCCTTTCGCAGAACCCGGCGAAGGACGTTCTTGCCGGTGGCCTTGGGCAGATTGGCAAGCGCGTTTTCCAGTTCGCGCAGGCCTGCAATTCTAACCCTTTGCGCCATCGGCTCCGCCGCCTGCTTTCGCGCCCGAAGTGCTGGACTGGGCTTCGGTCTTCGCTTCGGCGATCAGCTTGGCGGCGATCAGCGGCTTCGCCTGAACTTCGGGAAGGTCATAGGTATCACCCTTGTCCTTCCAGAACTTCGCGCCATAGCCATTGCCGTGCGGCTTCAGGGTCTTGACCTGCATGTTCGCTTCCTTCGCGGATTGGGGATCAGGGCGCGGTGCCCAGTTCCGAATGGGCGATGCCCGTGATTTCAATGCCGACGCGGCGACCTATCTCCGCCGTGCCGGTGATCTCGAATTCCCGCCCGTCGCAGATCAGCCGGTCCAGCGGGGAAATCGTCGCGGTGCGATCCGTCCACCGGACCCGCCAGACGCGATCCGACTGGGCGGACGTCTGATCGGCCTGCCAGCGTTCGGCATTCTGTTGCTTCACCGGCTCCGCCCAGAACGTGCCGAAGTCCGCCCAGACTTCGACGGGTTCGTTCATGGCGTTCCGCGTGGGCGCAGAAGCCCGGCGGATCGTGATCCGCTTGTTCAGCCGCCCCAGCCGCATTTACTGTTCCGAAATCGACTTGGCGGCGATGCGATAGCGAAGGAAGGCGATGCTGCGCACGCGGTCCAGATGAACCACTTGCGTCGTGATTTCGGCTTCCATGATCAGGTGCCCCGGCACGGTGATCGCATCGTCCGCGATCTTCGCGTCCAGCCGTTCGCGGATCAGGTCCGAAAGGCGGGCGGCTTCCGCCAGATCGACGCACGGCATGGGCAGGGTGATTTCCAGATCGTGCCCCAGCCCGGCTTGACCATAGGGGAACTGGATCGGGTCTTCGTCCGCCTTCGTGCAGCACGACGCGGCGTCGCCGCACTTCGCCAGCAAGTCGTCCGGCCCCACGTTGTCCAGTATGGCCCCGGCAATCGCCGCGCCGATCCGCTGTGAAATGCTGGTCATGGCTTCGTCCTTCAGGCGACAAAGGGAAGACGGAAGGGGCGCAGCAAGTCGTCCAGCGCGATCTGCACTTCGGACGATATGGTCCCGATGACGACGGCTTCGCGGTTCTGGTCCCAGTGTCCGATCAGCAACTTCATGGCGTGGATCAGGTCTTCGGGAACGTCGCCCGCCGTCGCCCAGCCCGCTTGCCATTCCACGATCACCGCCCCCGGCGTGCATGACGTGGAAGGCCACGACTTCAGCGGCGCGGGGAAGACCTGGGCGACGCGGGAAACGCCGTCCAGGCTGTAGTCCGCCGGGTCCAGCGTCTGCACCGCGTTCGCTCCGTCGCGATAGGTGATCGACAGGATCGACGGGCTATCCCCGCCCCCCAGCCAGATCGGTCCGCGCGGGAAGCCGGACAGGTGCGTTTCGCGCGTCTGGACAAGGATCGGATAGCCCAGCTCGCGTTCGACCTTGCGGTGAGCGGCGGCGCACAAGTCGCCGATATGAACGTCCTGGTCCGTGTCTTCGGGTTCGATCCGAAGCTGGCGCTTCGCTTCGTCAACCGAAAGAGGGTGCCCCACGGGCTTGACCGTGACGATGCTTCCTTGCCGCATGGCCTTCCCCCCGTCAGTTCGACGCGGGCACTATGGACCCGTGCCCGTAGAAAATGCGCGAACTGTCACCGCTTTCGTCCAGCAAACGACAGTCGTGAATGTAATCGCCCTTCAGCCTGGCGCTGTCCGCGCCGTCGATCTGGACGTTCAGGCGACCGCAATTCGCGCCGCCTTCTTCCGCGTCTTCGGCGATGATCGTGATCCCGTCGCCCAGCGTCTTCATGAATTCGGGCTTGCTCACCCATGTCCGGGCGATGCGCCAGACGACGGACCGTGTTCCGGTGAGCGGGATAGGCTCGCCCGCTTCGTCGAACACGGTGATCGTCAGCGTCAGCGGTTTCCCGGCTTCCAGCCTGAAGTTCTGGGGCAGGCGTCCGCCTTCCTGAAGTTCGACCGGCGGCGTGTTGACCACTTTGAAGACCAGCCGCGTGTTCAGTTCGTTCAGCGCGCGCCCCTTGCGCAGATCATAGACGAAGCGCGGATCGCTGAAGAACGTCGTGCCGAAGACGCGGGCGGAAATGCCGTAGTCCTTCAGATAGGCTTCGACCGCGCCCAGCGCATCGAACCCTTCGGGCAGATCGTCTTCGCAGTTCAGCGCCTGCCAGTCGGCTTGCACCTTCGCGCGGCGCATCCGCAGTTTCTCAAGGTTGCGTTCCGCCAGCCCGATCCGTTCGTCATAGCGCGCCAATAGCTGGTCCTTGGCCTGTTCGGTCGAACACGCGGTCATGATCAAGCCAGCGCGATAAGATCGGACGCCGTGGTCCCGGTTGCGCGGACATGCGAGGCGCGGACGCAAAGTTCATAGCCCGCAACAAGATTGCGGAAGGTGACGTCCGCTTCGCCATTGACGCCACGCAACGTCACGTCGCCCGCCGTGCCGACGAAGATAGCCTTCGGAACAATCGGCAAGGGATCGGTGTCGTGCGGCGTGATCGCATAAGGGTTGCGCGACGAACTGATCACGCTGTCACCGCCGGGCGCGTAATTGTCTTGCATGTCGGTTCCTTCGACAAGATGCGGTTGCCGGGCACGCAAGCGGACCGGGCAACCGCCAGTTCAGGGATAGAGTATCGAAGCGGGATCAGGCCTTCTTCGCGTCGGCCTTTTCGTCAGCCGCTTTCTTCGCGGCTTCGTCTTCGGCGGCTTTCTTCGCAGCGGCTTCTTCAGCGGCTTTCTTCGCCGCCTCTTCGTCCGCCGCCTTGCCCTTGGCGGGCTTCACCGCTTCGGCAATGCTGCGCTTGATCAGATCGTCCGAAATGGCTTCGTCGAACCCGGCGACTTCGCCTTCGTTGTAGAGTGCGCCCAGCGTGTAGGGCATGAGGAATTTGACGGCCTTCATGGTCAGCGTCCTTCTATGGGTAGGGGTGGACGAACCGGGGCGGCGACCGCCGCCCCAGCCCGGTTATCAGACCGTCCAGACGACGCCGGTCAGAACCGCGAAGGCGGTGTCGTAACGGACCTGGGTGTCGTGTTCGGCGATCAGACGAACGACAGTTTCGTCATTGCTGAAGGCCGCGCGGATAGTGCCGCCGTCATCATAGGCCGCAACGTCGGACGCCGCGATGGCAACGCGCTCCGTGTCGCCGATCATGAACTGGGCGAAATCGCCGAAGTAGATTTCGCTTTCGTTCGTGCCCGCGCCCAGATTGTCGGGGACCGAAGTCGTCACGCCAATCGGATACATGCCCAGGCGACCTTCCGCGACTTCCGGGAACGCCTTGTTGCCGTTGGCATCGTTCAGGCTTTCGAGGAAGATCAGCGAGCGCGGCGACATGATATAGCCGCACTGGGTCATGGGAATGTTCGCGTTCAGGACGGCAAGGCGCAGTTTGCCCAGTTCGGCACGCACCGAAGCGAGTGCCGACGCACCGCCCGAAGCGATCACGTTGCCAGCGGCGATCAGGTTCCGCAGGCCAGTCGGCGCGGTCGCCGATCCGGTCCCGCGAAGGAACTGCTGATCTTCCTTCACCGCGACGCCTTCGATCAGATCGTCCCGGATCATCATCTGGACGTTCATGGAAGCGCGGCGAATGAGCTGGTTCGTGATCGGAACCAGCGCCGTCAGCCGCTTGGCGGACATGGTGATCTGCCCGACAGTCGCGCCGGTTGCCGGTGCAGGAACGCGCTCGCCGACATAGCTGGCAGTCGTGCCCGCCGTCTTCTTCCGCGTCGTCAGGTTGCCTTCGGGCATCGGGATCGTGCGTGCGCCCATCTGGCGGATGACCACGCGCGGGCGCAGAATGTCGATGAAATCCGACGAATAGGCTTCATCGACAAGGAAGCCGCCCTTCGTGTCCGTCGCCTGTTCCATGTTGGCGACGATCTGGCCCATTTCCGAACCGTAGAGCTGTTCGGCGGCGTTCGCGACGGTGCGCTGATCGGACCCGCCCAGGGCAACCGCCTGGGCGATCCGGGCGACCATGACGCCCGGCTTCATTTCGGCCTTGGGCTGGGCGGGCACCGTGGCACCCGGCGAACCCGGATTGCCGGGGTTGCCGCCGGGGACGATCACGGGCGAAGCCGCCGACGCCTTCAGCGCCAGCATTTCTTCTTCGCGCTTGATCGAAGCCTGAAGCGCGGTGGCCTTGGCCTTCAGATCGTCGAACGACGTCTGTTCTTCCGCCGACATATCGCGGGGATCGCCGGTTTCGGCGTCCGTCGCAGCTTCGATAACGGCGTCCATGTCGGCAAGGACGGCCGCCAGCTTTTGCTTCAATGCAGCAATGCGCAGCATAATTCAGTCTCCTGTGGTGAGTGAAGCGGCGCGCATTTGCGCAACTTCGAGGGAAAGCGCCGCAGCGGCCCGCCGTGGCGTTGCTGAACGGACAGGCCGTGCAAGCCGCTGAAGGACCGCAGAGAGGCCACCGGCCTCAACTCGGTCGATCATCCCGGCTTCCTTGGCTTGCCGCGCAGACTTCGTTCCGCCGCGACCGAAGTCCTGTTTCACCGTGGAAACAGGCACCTTTCGGCCCCGTGCGACGTCTGACAGGAACACTTCTTCGATCCCGTCGATCATTTCGCGAACCTTCGCCTGTCCTTCGTCCGTGGACAGGTCCACGCGCTTGTCCGGCGCGTGTGTGCTGACGACATGGACAGAGCGCGCGCCGTTCATGTCTGGCGCTTCCTGCACGCTGCCCGACATCATCACGCCGATGGACCCGATCAGGGCGAACGGATCGGCGACAATTTCGGTCGCTTGACTGCAAATGTGATAGGCGGCGGAACAGCAAAGCCCCGACACGAAGACCGTCACCGGCTTCGAAGAACCGGCGATCAGCGACGCGAAGGCACGAACGTCCGTGATCACGCCGCCGGGGCTGTCCGCCACGATCAGAATGTTCCGGACTTCAGGGCTGGCGTCCAGCTTGCGGAAGTCGGCGGCAAGGCTCGCCAGCGACGACGCGCCCGACATTTCCGTCATGACATTGGCGCGCGGGAAGATCGGACCGAACAGGGGCAGACTGCCAACCCCGTCGCGGATCGCCGCCGCGCGCGAACCGGGGAACGGTGCGCCCATTTCGGCGATGGCTTCCGCCATGCGTTCCTTGTGCCCGTCCAGCTCGACGCCGATCACGGCGGGATTGTCGAAGGCGCGCGACGCAATCGCTTCGATTGCGTCCATGTATTCGGGCAGGATCGCCCAGGGCTGCGAGCGTATCGCAGCCAGAACCCGGTTGTTCATGTCACTTTTTCCCTTCGGGTTGGCCGGGGAATGGTCCCTGATTGGGTTCGCCGGACACGGCCATGTTCGCCGGTCGCCAGTATTCTTCGCCCGCCTTTCCGCCTATCGGCTGCAAGTTTTCGCGGCGGCGGATTTCGTCGGCGTTCATCGCGCCGGTTTCGCGCGCGGCCTTGTATGCTTCCCAGCGGGTCTTCACGTCGCCCTTCAGCAAGGCGTCGGGCAGGAATTCGAAGAAGTGTCCCGGTTCCGCGAAGTAATGCGTGGCGGCGCTGGCAACCCGCTCATAATGCGGCATCATCGAATACATGATGAATTCCAGCGATTGCTGTTCAATGTTTGAGAACGTCGCGCGTGACAATTCATAGAGCAGGTGCGGCGGGACGCCGAAGGCGCGCGCCACTTCGACGACATTGAAGGCCCGGACTTCCACGAACTGGCTGTCCCGGTTCGTCGCGCCCAGGACTTCCGCGTCCATTTCCTGATCCAGAACCGCGACGTCACCGGCCTTGCGTGCCCCGCCGAACATGCGCTTCCAGTCGAACTTGATCTTCGCCTTGTCTTCCGGGTTGACCTTCCCCTTCGTCTTCAGAAGCGTGGCGGGCTGGGCGTTGTTCTCCCAGAAGTGGCGGGCATACTCCCCGGCGGCGACCGCCGATCCCAGCATGTCGTCCAGCAACTTGACCCGGTTCACCCCCAGCAAGCCGTCGCGGCTGAAGCCGGGGACATGCCAAATGTCCGTCCGCGTGAAGCGTCCGTTCGACCCGTCGGGCAGGCGGGCGTCATAGAACAGTTCGATCCCGTCCGTCCGGTCCCAGTGCTGGGCGGGATGCACCATCCGGGGATCAAGGCGGGACAGCGATTTCGGGCGGAACATGCCGTCACGGTGGACGAAGTTGGCGAAGCTGCCCGCCATGAGCATGTCGCCCAGCAAGACTTCCTTGAACAGAAAGACGGACTGGGCATCGTTCGGGCGATCATGGAACAGAGTGAACAGGGGCGAATTATCGGCCCGCGTCTTCCCGTCGCCTTCGCGGCGATAGTAGATCATCGGCGTCATGGCGAAAACGCCCGTCAGGATTTCCAGCGCATGGAGAACCGACGGAAGCGCCATCGCCGAACGCTCATTGATCGACACGCGGCTTCCGCCCTTCGTGCCGGTCATGATCCAGAAGGTTTCGCTATCGGTATCGGTAAGGTCGCTGGACGCCGAAGGACCGCCGGACACGGGTTCGCCGCCGCCGGAAACCCAGCGGGAAAGGATGCTGCGAATGTCCATCATAGCCCCGTATATTCAAGGGTTGCCGGACCGGCGTCCGTCTCCACCACGACAATCGGCGCAATCGCGTTTATCATGGCGTCCACTCCGTCGATCTTGTTGGCGCTGTTCGGGCTTTCCTTCTTCGGAATGATCGTCCCGTTCACATGCCGCGTCACAACTGCGTTCGAAATCATCCAGTTCATGACCGGATTGCCGTCGTGTCCTATGTGCTTCGCCGGGTCTTTCGCCCGGACGCGCGCTTCCAGTTCCTTCGCCGGGTTCGTCACGTTCGCCGCAGACTTGTGAAGGATCGCGGCAATCGGATCGTCCGGCGATCCCAGGTCTTCGTTCAGCCGCGAAGCCATTTGCTGGGCGGCGGCGAACTGGTCGAAGGTGATCTTGCGAACCGACTGGGTTGAAGCCAGCCAGCGAATGAACATTTCGACCGTGTTGTGATCGACGAAATCGCCCGGCGTGGTGAGCAAGTCACCTTGCCATTCGGCGGGCAGTTCCTTCAGCGGCTTGTCCCAGATCGGCTTCCCGTCGTCGTCCAGTTCGAACAGCGGCGGCAAGCCTTCCAGATCGTCATCGTCCAGCGGCGGTCCGCCCCCCATTCCCTCTTTGGCGGCGTGCCCGGACCAGACGCCATAGGTCGATTGCCCGGTGTCGCTTTGCGTCTCGCGGACCAGCGCCGCCGCCGGAATGAAGAACTTCGGCTTGACGATGATCTTCCCGTCTTCCGTCTGCCCGATCATGACGACGGCGGTAATGTCGTCCTTGTCCGCAAGGTCAGCGCCGACGGTGCATTCCAGCCCGTGGAAGTCGGACCAGTCCAGCCCTTCAATCGTCGCCTTCTTCCATTGCGCCGGGGACAGCCACCCGCTGGCGGCGTTCAGCCAGACGTTCAGGCGCTTCGTCAGGAACTCGCCAAGGCTTTCCGGACTGGCCTTCGCCTCAATCGCATAGCCGCGCAATTCCGACAGATCGACGGCGCTGCCCAGCATCGGGTTCGCCTTGCGCCAGTTGGCTTCGTCGAAGGGATCGTCCCCTTCGTCGATTGTGAAGATGATCCCGAAATAGTGATCGGCAGTCACCGCGCCGTTCAATATCTTGACCAGCAAGGTCCGCTGTTCATAGCAAACGCCGTGGACGTTATAGCCCGCCGTCGTGATCATCCACATTAGCGGCTGTTTCCGCGCGCCGAATGCGGACCGGATCACGTCGAACAGGCCGCGATCCTTGTGCGCGTGAAGTTCGTCCAGGACGCCGACGTAGGGGTTCCATCCGTCTTGCGTGGACGACTTCGAATTGATCGGCTGAACCGATCCGCCATTGTCGCCGCATGTGATCGACCGCGCCCACGCCTTCAGGGCGAAGGCTTCACGAAGCGCGGCGGTGCGATCCACCATTTGCTTCGCGGGCTTGAAGACCTTATCGGCCTGGGCACCCGTCGTCGCGCCGACAACAATGTCCGGCCCCAGCTCGCCTTCGCAGGTGAGGCAGTAAAGCACAATCCCCGCCGTCAGCGTGGACTTCGCGTTCTTCCGGGCGACTTCGATATAGGCGCGGGTGAAGCGCCGACGGTCATCCGACTTTCGGCGGAAGCCGAAGACATTGACCAGCACGAAGGTTTGCGCCGGTTCCAGCGTCAGCGTCGGCGTCTCCCATGAACCTTGCACATGGGGCAGTTTCTCGATGAAATCGCAGACGTCATCGCCGTGCCATTCGCTGAAATAGAACTCGCAGTTCCGGCGCTTGGCGCGCTTCAGATCGTCCAGAAACCGCCGCGCCGCCAGGCGGACGAACTCGCAATTCTCCTTTCGTTTCCGGTCCTTGACAGCGGCTTCCGCGAAGCGGACCGCCGTCTGGACGAACTCGCTTTCGAAGCCGTCAGCTACGCTTGCCGTTCTTCGCGAACGGGTTTTCGGTTTGCGTGACGCCATTCTTCGCCCCTTGGCGCACGCGCGGTCCCGCTATGCCGAGTAGTTCGCGCATCCGGCGAAGCTCCGTCAGGTATGCAGCGGGCGGCGGTTCGCCAGCAATGAACGCCGCACGGACCAGGGCTTCGGTCGAACAGTAAGTCGCGAACAGCGAGCTATCGACTTCCGACACGCCCGAAACCATGACGCGGCTGATTTCTTCCATCCAAATGTCTTGCGCCGCCGGGGACATGTAGTCCGGCATGGAAGGCGGATCGCCAGCCGTGATCAACTGGACCGCCCCGCCCCCGTCGCGGTCCGGACGAAGTGTTCCGCGCTTGGCTTTCGTGACGGCTGTCTGGGGCTTAGGTCCGGGTTTCATGTTCTTCGACTGCCACGTCAAACGGCACGGGACTGATCCAGCCCGCCAGTCGCATGACGGCAATCGCCACCTTCAGCCGGAAGTTAAAGAGGCGGACGCCCTTCAAAGTGACGGAAACCGACAAGCGGCCACGAACGATGTTGTTAATGTCAAGAGAAATCGACGCCACGACGGACCCCCTATCTGGAGAATTCAATTGCGCCGGAAAGTTCAATCTGACTGCGCAAATTTTTGACCCCACCCCCGGTCCGGAAGGCTGGCGCTCCCAGAGATTAAGACCCCCCTTGGGGTCCGCGTCTCCGGTGACGCCAGCCTTTGCGATTTCGGTTGTGTTCAGATCGACGGATGGACGGACATATGGCCCGCTTCCGGTTGCGTTTCACGCCGCGCGCTTCAGCGCCGCGACGACTGGCCTTCCCGTGCCGTCTTGGCCCGATGGCATGGATCACAGAGCGGCTGAAGATTGCCTTCAGCGTCAGTCCCGCCCTTGTGCTTCGGGACAATGTGATCGACCGTCGTGGCGACGACTGATCGGCCTTCCTTCCGACATGAACGGCAAAGCGGCTCGCCCTTCAATATCCGCGCCCGAAGCTGTTCCCAGTCCCAGCCATAGCCGCGTTCGGTTCGCGTTCGCCGTGTGGTGGCGGACCAGCCCCGTTTCCTGGAGGGGGGGCGGGTTTGAAAATTGGGGGGGCGCTTCGCCACGAAAGGGAGGGCTAGAAAAAGAAACGCCCGGAACGGAACACCGCCGCCGGACGCAACTTCAAACGATGACTGATCACTAACAAGTCCATGTGCGTTGTCAATCATTTCCCGGCTGAAGACTGTTGACGATCATGCCGCTTGCTTCCCGACGACATGAGCGCCGATCCCGATCAGCAAATAGTTCGCGGCGATCTTGAATGCCGACGACGCTTTCCGCTTCGCCCGGTCCGCGCAGACATGGGGATAGACGCGCTCGCCAATGGCGGCGAAGCTGTCCCCGTCTTCCATCACGCCGTCGAACACGGCCCGCACGTCATTGTCGGGAATGAAGCCGCGCGCCCAGTCCACGTCCGAACGCGCCTGCATGGCCGCTTCCGTCGTCGGAATGTGGTGCGCCGCCGATCCGCCGCCGCTGCCCGACGTGTCCAGGCCGCACTTGATCAAGCCCGACTGGGCGAGCGCCAGCCGATCCGCATACCATTCAAGACAGGCGAACACGGTCCGGTCGATCACCTTGGACCGATAGAGCGTTTCGAAATGCGGCACGCGGCGGACAGCCTTGTGACGGCGCAGCTCGCCCCGGATGATCACTTCGCCATAGGGGTTTTCGACCTGGGCGACTTCGAACGTGCCGCGTTCCAGCCGCGCACCGTTGCTCACCGCCTGTTGCATGATCGGATGCGCCTGCCTCACACTGGGCGCGCTGCCCGGTGCCCGCTTCGTCCTGTTCTTCTTCCGTGACTTCGCCATTGCTATTCCCGTCCTTCCCTGCCGGATTGTCCTGATTGCGCCTGATCGACTTGAAAGCGGGTCCAGCGCACGCCGGACCCAAGGACGGCGCGCGCCGCCGCCATGATCTTCGGTTGGAAGTGATCTTCGATCCATGATCGCTGAAATTCGCTGGACGCGATCACCACGACGCCGGGCGCGTCCCAGATCACGGCGACAGGTTCGATCCACTGGTCATAGATAACCGCGCCCAGCGCGCGGCGAAGATGCTCCCTGATCGCCTTGGATCGTTCGTCTTCGTTCGCCTTGGCGGCAACCGGGCGCGGCGGGCGCGCGGGTGACGATCCCGACGGCTTCGCCGGGGCAAGGTGCGCGAAGCTGACGCCCGCCTTCGCGTCCCGCATGATCTTCGAATGATCATTGATCAGCCACTTCGCCAGCGCAGCGCCCCAGTCGCGCTTGCAACCGATAGCCCGCGTCTCCGTCTGCCAGTGCAGGCGGAACGTCTCGCAAACCGCCTCATAGGCACCGGACGGCCATTGCCGGACCAGTTTCCCCGCCATCGGCTGAAGCTGGTCCGCTGGCGGCGGTGCCCAGTCTTCGGGAAGCCGGGTTCCACGCGAACCACGCCTGCCAGCACGCCCAGCCGGTGCCTGTCCTTCCCCCTTCGATCCATCATTGAAATCGGGGGCAGGTGAACCCCTGGGGGTCTTAACAGCTTTAGCTGTTAAGGGGGGTAGAAGGTTAGAAACAGGTTCCGTGTCCCTATTTTGGGACTGTTTCCGGGAAGAACCGGAACTGTTCCGCTTTTGGGACTGTTCCGCTTTTGGGACTGTTTGCGAAGCGGGATCGGCGGACGCGCCTTCAACCCCCGCCGCCAGCCGATAGACCTTCACCTGAAGCGTCCGCCCGCGCCGCTCGCCCGTGTCTTCGATCAGCGGGAACATGCCGTCTTCCAGCCGCTGAAGTGCTGCGATCACGGTCTTGCGGTTCAGGTCGCTGAAGTCGCAAAGCCATTGGATCGACGGGAAGGCGCAATGGTTCGCATCGGCGCACGACGCCAGCCCCAGAAGGACCAGTTTCGCGGATGCTGATCCGGGGCGTTGCTTCGCCGCCCAGCTTTGGGTTTCCCAGCTCATGCCGCCGTCCTTTCGAACAGCAACTTCGGTTCCAGCGGATGCTTGTCGGATCGCGGGCGCGACGGAACGGACCACGACTTTCCAGGCGTTTCGGCAATGACCTTCCAGCCAGCGGCGGCAAGTGACGTGCCGGGTTCGGACTTCAGGATATATGTCCCGATCCGGGTATAACCCAAAGCGAAGGCCGCACGCGCCGACGCGCCATAGAGGAAGGAACAGGCGTTCGGATGCCCATTCGTGCAAAGCCGCGTCACTTCCAGGGTGAACCCATCGTCACGGCGGCGGGCGACGGGACGTCCGACGATCACAACGCCGACAAGTTCGCCGTCCGCATATGCCGCAATGCTGAACTTGTGACCGACGGGGGGCGTATGGTGGCGATGATGCACCTTCACGAACGCGGCGGCGTCCCTGAACGAAATAGGGGCGGCGACCAGTTTCATGCCGCTTCCCCGAACAGGCTGGGCTGATCTGACTTTGCAGCGGCGGCGGGGTTCAGCCAGAGAACTTCCGTCCGGGCACGGGCACCGTCAGCCAAGGCCGCGCGCTCGATGCGCTGCCAGCCGCGCAAGCGATCATCGTATAGCGGCGCGGGATAGCCAGACAGTATCACCATGCCGGAAAGGCCCGTCAGCGCGTCCAGAAGCTCGATATGGTCTTCCACCGTCAGTTCGTGCCGATAGGTGTTTTTCGGCGTCGTCGAACCGACGCTGGACTTCGACCTGGTTTCCGGAAGATAGGGCGGATCGACGTAGTGGAGCGTTTCAGGCCCGTCGTGTTGCCGCATTACGTCCACCGCCGGGCGGTTCTCGACAATGACGCCTTTCATGCGCCTGATCACGGCTTCCAAGGCTTCAGGATAGTTGCCCCAATCTTCGGCGGGCGTCGTGCCGGATCGCGTGCTGTTCGAACGAAAGCCCGTGCTGTTCGCGGTCGCTCCACCGGACCCGAAGCCCATAAAGCTGCGCGCGACCAAGCGCCGCGCCCTTTCCAGGGGATCGTCGCACGCTTCGTAGGCCGCGACGAATTCTTCGCGCGCGAATGGCGTCAGGCGGATCAGTTCGACCAGCCGGTCCGCGTCTGATTGACGCAACAGCCGGAACAGGTTCACGACGTCGCCGTCCAAGTCGTTATAGACCTCGCAATAGGCCTTCGGCTTGCGCAACAGCACGGACCCCGCGCCGCCGAACGGTTCGACATAGACACGGTGAGGCGGGAAGTGTTCAATGATCCACGGTGCCAATAGCCATTTGCCGCCGTGCCAGCGCAGCACCGGGCGCGAAGGTTTCGTCATGATGTTCCCTGCCTTGCCGCTTCTTCGGCGGCGCGTTCCCTGATCCAGCGCGCGGCTTCCCGCGCCGCCATGAACTGGCTGGGCGACAGGCTCCCCTTCCGCATGGCGGCAAGATCGGATGCGATCTGATCTTCCACGATTGCCCGCGCTTCCTTTGCCCGGAAGCCGTCGATTTCCGTCAGGCGGGCATAAAGCGGGCGATAGGCTGGCGGGCACCATGCCAGCCGCCGTTCGGTAAGCGTCCGGCCCGCCTGGACGCGCGAAGGGTGCCCGGCGGGAAGCGGGCGGGCGAAGCGCCCTATATTGTTCAGCGCCTTGCCCAGCGCCCGGCGATGCTCGATCATGTCCGGGCGGCGGTTGGCTTCCGTCATGCTCGCCACGCGCGCGGCGCGCTGATCGGGATCGGACCAGTTCTTCCGCATGGCCGCGCTGATCTTCGCCCGCGTTGCCGGGTTGCGCGACATGGCCCGTGCGGTGCAGCTCTTGCAGCGCGTGCCCTTGCGTTGCTTCGAAGGTGCCAGCGCAGTGCCGCAATCGGAACAGATCAGTGCGTCCGTCACGCGGCTTCGCCTTCCGGGGTGATCAGCGTCACCACGACGCACGAACGCGGTTCGTCATGAAGGACGTTCACCGTCTGGAAGCGGGCGTCGTCGCACTTCAGCGCGTCGGCGATCCCGTCCCGCCCGGCCTTGAAGCTGGCGGGAACATTGTCGTCGTCGCGGCTGGTCCGATCCGGCGGGAAGAAGTCCAGCCGCACGGCGATCTTGCCGCCGCCAGCCGCATAGGCGGGAACCTTCAGCTTCGCTTCCAGCGCCAGCGCCCAGCATAGGCGGCGATAGGTCTTCGCAATCGGCGACCGCTTCGACCAGTGCCCGCGCCAGTTTGGCGACAACTCGACCGGGGGGAACGGCACGATCACACGCCCCAGAACTTCGGGACCGGCTGGCAGATCGGCAATGTCATCCACCGGCTTCGGATCGGGGCGCGGACGCGGCGCGCGCTTGGCCTTCTTCGGCGCGTCGCCGCGAGACAGGCCAGCCGCCCAGTTCTTGCCGCCCCTTCGGGATTGCTGGAAGATCGCGCGCTTCACCATTGCGCCGCCCTCGCATCGCGGAAGGCGTCACGGGTGGCCTTGCGCAAGCCCCGCAGCGCCTTGTCAGGGTCCGTCATGCACCGCGCGAACAGGTCGGCCGCCGCGATCACGTCCTTCGACGGGCGAGCATTGCAGACGCCCTTGATCTGGACCGCGCGGACCCGACCCGGAAGGACCATGAATTCGGCGGTCGCCAGCCGCTTCCCGTCCTTGCGGATGGAATAAATCCGGGCGCGGCCAGATTGAATGTCGCGGTAATAGCTGGCGACGCAATGGTGCATCGCCTTGCCTTCGATCACCAGCGCGCGAAGGGATCGCAGCGCATGGAATTCGAAGGTTGTCCCGTCCCGATCTGGCAGAGACACTTCCGCCGGGAACGGCCCATAGGGGACGTCCTGATCATATGTCCCGTCATTGATCCGGTCTATGTCGGCGTTCGCCAGGGCTTCGTGCCACGCTTGCGTCTCACGGATCAGCCGGTCCCACGTCCAGCGCGCGTTCCACTGGTCCCGGTTGCAGATCAGGAAGTCCGCGATCTGTTCCGATTGCAGCCCTTCCGCCGGATCGCCCGTCCGCCCGTGGCGGGACAGCGCCAGCATGGCCCAGCGCAGGATCGGCGCGTTCGCCTGTTCGTCGGGCGCACGGCGCTGAAGCACGGTCCAGAGAATGTCCAGATCGCCAAGCCAGTGCATGTGCCGCGTGGGCAAGTCCGGAATGGCCTGGCTGATCGTCGAAGGATCGACCAGCCGCGTGATCGCCTGAAGGATAGACCAGACGCCGGGGCGGATCGCCTTGGCGGATATGGCGCGCAGCGGATAGGCGACGCGGAACGCCTTCATGACGTCCTTCAGCTTCGCACCGCGTTCGATCAGCGGGCGGAAGTTCATCGCAACATAGGCGCGCTCGGCACGCTTCGACGCTTTGCCGCCGAAGGTCGCCGCCAGCGCAAGGACAGGTGCCTGTTCCAGATATTCCAGCGCGCGCGGATGCAGCGCCGCCAGCCAGATCGCGGCGGGCTGCACGCCCTGATTGCCGAACATGGCTTGCGCCTTGCGGGTATTGAGGGAAACCCAGTCGTCGAACGGAAGGATGCCGTTCAGGCTGGCTTCCATTGCGATCTGGTTTCCGAATGTCTGTGCAAGAACTCCGTCGCGGAATTCACCTTCCCCGCCACGGCTCATTCGGATTTCTCCGATGCGCGTTCGGCCCGATCACTGGCGACGGGGCGCTGGCACGGCGGGTCCAGCCACGGACTGGGCGGAAGCCCCATGTCTTCGCGCATCTTCCGGGCGACTTCGAGAACCTTCAGCCGCTGGGCGGAATAGCGGACACGCACGAACCGGCCCCGCGCGTCGCGCGGTTGCCCGCGTTTCGCCGACGCGGTGAACAGGCCAAGTTCGCGCGTGCCCGACACGGCTATTCAGGCTTGCCGAACAGCAAGGGCAGATCGGTTTCGACGCGGACCCGCTCGCACGCTTCGCGGAAGCTGTGATCGAACGTCCGGTCCGCCCGCCAGAGCTGATAGAAGAAGACCAGCCCGCCGGGGGTCTTGCGATAGCGAAGCCGCGCCGCCAGCCGGTAGATCGGCCCCTGATTGAAGACCGGAATGCCGATCAGGAACAGTCCCGGCACGCGAAGCGGTTGTCCGGCGTCGTCCACATGCTCCGCGACGAACTGGACCTGGGCTTCGCCAGACTTCAGATTGATCGCTTCCTTGACGGCGGACCGTTCGTTCACCTTCAGCCCGACGGACAATTCGATCAGCTTGGAAGGGCTTGCGATGGACCCGCCGACGGTGTTGACGAACCGCTGCATTTCTTCCGGAAGGCTGTCTTCGCCGGGGATCAGGTCCAGAACGTCAATGATCCGGTCTTCCAGGAAGGCGGCGAATTCGCCCATGCTGAAGGCCTCGCCGTCGCTCTTGATCCACGCCTTCCATTCGTCGGACAGCGGGAACTGGAACAGGGAGCGGTGAAGCCCGAAGCGCGGATCGGCTTCGGCCCCGGCGCGGTGATAGTCCAGAACCGCCGTGATCGAAGGCTTCGACCTGTCGTCCACCGCGAACAGGGCGCTGTCCGCGTCCTTGAAGCGGTTCACATGGTCGATCAGGCTTTCAATCGCCGTCAGTTCCGCCGTGCCGTGCCGTGCGGAAGGCGAGCGCCGGTATTCGTCAAAGACTTCGCTGGGGACCGGCTTCGCGCCGTCCTTCGTGATCAAGGCAAGGGCTTCGACGCCCGTGCCCGGCTCTTGCAGCGTGATCAGTTCGGGTTCGCTGTAGTCTTCGATAATCGCGCGGACTTCGGTCGCGATACCTCGTTGTTCAGCCAGATCGGCCATGTCGATTTCCTTCCTTCAGGTTGAAGTTGTGTGGATCAGGCGTCGCGCGCAGCCGACGCCCCAGAGACGTCACGAATGCCGAACAACTGCGATTGTCCGGGGCGCGTGCGTGTCATGCGGTGATCTTCCGTCGTCCACATGATGGACTTCGGGCGTTTGACTTCAGGCTGGGCGACCTTGAAGTTTGCCTTGATTTCGGTGACGCCGCCTTCCTGGGTGAAGTCCAGCGAGATAGTCACCTTGCCCTTGGCCTTGCCGCCGTTGTTCCATGCGTGTTCGTGCATGGCGGCGGACAGTTCCTTGATCGCCTCATAGCAATCGGCGTCGAACTGCCCGTCTTCCAGCGACCGGACGAATTCGCCCATTGTGTTGCAAGCGCCGGGGACGTGTCCGCCGTCAGCCGCCTTCTGTGGCTGATCCAGCGTGACGTCCGACGCCTTCACCTTGTCGTTCATGTCACTTGCTCCCTATGATCCGCCCCGCCAGCCGGGCGCGGTTGTGGTTCCATCGCGGGGAAATGGCGTGAACAGGTCGCCCAAGACGCCGAAGCGCCCGGTTCCTGTTCAATGCGCCGAACCGCTCCCCGCGATGGATTGCAGGACTGGAAGAAGCGCGGATGCGCGTTCGGCGAGCTGCGCGCGCTCGCGCGGCGAAAGCCGTCCGTCTTCCAGAAACTCGTTTCCGTCGGCGACCAGCCGGGCGGATTGTGACAGCGCGCGAAGGACGGTCGCATCGGGGCAGACGTCCAGCGGCTCCGCGCCGAAACCCATGTGGCGGGCGACGCGGGCGAAGGCATCGGGTGGCAGGATAGCGAAGACGCGCATGAACACGTCCAGCGGCATTTCCGGCCCGTCCGTCTCGACATAGGATCGCAGCTTGCGTTCCTTGTCCCCGGTGGCGGCGGCAAGGTCCGCCCAGGAAATGCGGCGACCATGCCCGACGAACAGGCGCAGCGTGTCGCCGATCAGCGTTTTTACGCTGGGGACGGAAAAGTCGGGCATCATTTCCATGTGCAAGCCCCGTCGCGGCGCGCATTGTCGGCGCATGGAACACGAAGACGGTTATGTGCCCGGCGGGGCTGGGGGATCGGGGGGGAAGCCCCGCCGGGCGTGCGACCCGGAACGCGCGGCTGAATGCCGTGGTGCGCGTTCGCAGGGAACTGAAGAAGGGAAGCCATCATGCCGCCGCCCTTTGCGAATGCGGGCAATCGACAAAGGTGCAGGCCTTCGGAAGCTGTTCATCCACCCGCCGGTCGCAGACGTCGCAGACGATGATCCGTTCAGGCGTGACGACGGGCGCGGGATCGGGCGGGATGAACTGGGAAAGGTCCAGCCGCTGGCCCTTGATCCGCAAGGCAGCGTCAATGATCCGCTGCCAGTAAACGGCGGGGATATTGCCCCGGTTGCGCCACTGGCGGACTTTCACGCCCGGTTCGCCAATGTCCGAAGCCATCGCTTCGGCATTGTGATCCCAGACGGCATAGATGGGCTTCAGGTGAGACATGGGGGCATTAATACAAAGCGTATTAGCCAAGTCAATACCGCATGTATTATTACATTGTGTATTGCCTGCCAATGACGGACGAAATGGCAGATCGGTTGCGCAAGGCGCGGATTGCGGCGGGCTATGAAAGCGCGTCGGCGGCGGCGCGCGCCTATGGCTGGAACGCCCCGGCTTACACGCACCACGAAAACGGGACGCGCGGGATCACGGTCGAAGCGGCGAAGCGGTATGCCAGGGCGTTCCGGGTCAATCCGGGCTGGCTTCTGGCGCTGGACAAGGTTGAGGTTGCACCGGCTGAAGCCAGCCGTGAAAGGATCGTGGAAGTGACGGGATCGGTTGCCGCTGGCGTTTGGCGGGAAACGACGGAATGGCCCCAGTCGGACCGCTTCGAAATCGTCGTCGGTCCCTCACCCTTCCCCAAGGCCCGCCGCTTCGGCTTGCGGGTGGACGGCCATTCAATGGATCAGGTCTTCGCACCGGGGACGTTGCTGGATTGCCTGTCGATCTTCGATCTGGGGATAGAACCCGCCAGCGGCGATCTTGTCATTGTGGAGCGCCAGCGCGCCGATGGAATGCGCGAACTGACGGTGAAGGAATTCCAGCGCGACGATGACGGGCGCACCTGGCTTCTTCCCCGGTCCACGAAGCCCGAATTTCAGGCACCTATCGAAGTCGGCCTGCCCGATCCGGACCATGATGACGACGGCTATGTCCAGGTCATCGCCTTCGTGATAGGCTCTTACCAGCCGCACGCTTCGCGGCTTTTGCGCATGGCAAGGAACCCGATCCCCGAATAGACCGCCTTATGATGAACTGGGTATATCTCCTTTTCGGCTTGCTCACCGTCGGCACCATCGCCGCCGTGGTTCTTGATGACGTCCGCTGGCGGATAACCCAGCCGGACCGCCCCAGCCCGCTTTCCGGCCTCACCTTCGGCGATGCGCTTCTGATCGCGCTCTATGTCGTGCCGATCATGCTGGGGATCGTGCCTTTAATACATTTGGTATTGACTAACTAATACACTCCGTATTAGCAAGGCTCCGACGCCGGGTTGACCGGCCTTGGAGGAACTTGCCGTGTCGAACCAACTGTCGGACCTATTCCGCTTCGCGGAACTCCCCCCAGCCGAACAGGACTTGGCCTTGCGCAAACTGGCGCACCGGCTTGACCGGCTGACGGCGCGCTTCGCCTATGCGGTGATCGCGGCAACCGCGCTTCTGTTCGTCTTCCACGGCATCCGCTTCGCAGCTCGCATCTGGGGGCTGGCGTGATCTATTCCGAAGCCGCCTATTTCGACGGGGCACCTGTCGCCCATTGCGCCGCACGCGAAGACTTCCTTCGTCTCCGTCGCATCGCCGCCCAGTCCCGCGCCGCTGAACGCGCGCGTCGCGTGCCAGCCGAAAGGTCAATGGCATGAGCGACGAACAGATGATGCGCGACTATTGCCAATCCTATTTCGCGGTTCACGGGGACTTTCCCGTGATCATGCGCGATGCTGGCGGGCGGTTCCGGATCGACACGAAGACCGGCACGGGGCGGGACTACACCCGCCGGGACGTGAAGAACCTTCTGCGCGGACTGAAGGCAATGGCGGCAAGGCGCGTCGTCAGGATCGACGCATGACCGCGCTGATCATCACCGCAATCGTCGCCCTGAACGTCGGCTTCGTCGCTGGCGCTGCATGGCGCGGCCTGTTCCACGAAGCGGAAGGGGCGGATCGGTGAACGTCGCCGTCTCGCCCACGCCCCGCCAGATGGACGTCCTTCGCTTCATTGCGGGCTATCTCGAAGCATCCGGCGGCGTTGCGCCCAAGTATCGCCAGATCGGCGAAGCGTGCGGGATTGCGGGCATGGGGCAGGTTTCCCGAATGCTGGGCGCGCTGGAAGAACGCGGCTGCATCCGTCGTCTGCCGGGCAGGCATCAGGCCATAGAGGTTCTGGCAAGCGTGTCGATCCCGCGCGGTCCAGCCGGGGAACCGCTCTATTTCGTGCCACTCGGCACGTCAGCGGGCGAAGCATCATGAACGCGGGTGCCACTGCCCTGGGCGTTCCGGCCGCCACGGTCCAGCTTCACGTCGCCGATCTGACGCTGGACCTGATCTTCCGGCGTGCCAGCCGCGCCGGGCGGCGCGTGTTGCTGCATCCGCGCGAATGGGACGTGCTGGTCTATTTCGCATGGAACCGGAACCGCCCGATCACCGCCGCCGAATTGCGCCGCCACGTCTGGGAACAGGATCACGATCCGAAGACCAATTCCGTCGCGGTCCACATATCCCGGCTTCGGGACGCGGTGGACCGCGATTTCGACCAGCCGCTGATCCACACGATCCGGCGCGGATCGCGCTTGAACTTCTATCTTTTCACGGACCAGCCGCAAGTGCTGGAAGCATGGGGGAACGCATGACTGAAGACCGCGAACAGGGCGACCGGCTCTATGCCGCGCACCTGCTGAACCGCCTTGAAGGTTCCTCATTCGATCATCGGGACGTCGCCGTTCTGGCGCGCATCATTCCGCTGATCGAAGGCGACGTCCGCGATCTTCTGGGGCGCTACGCCGCCGAAGTCGAAGGCTTCCATTCCGTCGCGCCCGGCTCCGTCCGCATGGCGTCCGACCTGATCGAAGAAGGGGCGCACCGCCCAGCCGCTGAAGCAAAGGAACCGGCACAATGACAGACACGCGGATCATGCTGGCATCGGGCGCGCTGTTCGACCTGACGGACCCCGAAGGCTCCGAATTCACCCTTCAGGACATTGCCCACGGGCTGGGGCGGGTGTGCCGCTTCGCCGGGCAGACGAACCGCTTCTATTCGGTCGCCGAACATTGCTTCCATGTTGCCCGCAACGTGCCGCTGGAACACGCCCGCGCGGCCTTGCTGCACGATGCCAGCGAAGCGTTCATCGGCGACGTGACGCGGCCCCTGAAGGCGCTTCTGCCCGCCTATCGGGAAATCGAAGCGCGGATTGAAGACGCGATTGCCAGCCGGTTCCTGTCCGGCTTCGAACGGTCCTTTGTCGCCAGTGAATTCCCAGCCGATCCGCTGAAGGCCGCGCCGATCAAGGCCGTGGACAACGCCATGTGCGTCCTGGAAGCGCGCGAACTCATGCCGAACGTGCCGGGTTACTGGTCCAGCATCCCGGTCGATCCCGACGCATGGGATCAGGTCCGCCGCACGCGGCTGAATTGCGACCGGCCCGAATTCGCCACCGCCGCATGGCTGCGCGCATGGAGCCGCTACGGGCATCGGATCGAAGACCTGTGCGGGGAAAGGGCGGCGGCATGACGTTTCCGCCCTATCCCCTCGCATGGCCTGAAGGCCTGCCCCGGACCGAACGCAAGGCTACCAGCCAGTTCCGCACGTCGCTGTCCGCTGCGATCAGCAATGTGAAGAAGTCGCTGGCGGCATTCGGAAGCGACACGAACAAGCCGGTGAAGGACGTCGCGGTGACGTCGAACGTCGCCGGGATTGCCTTCGAAGCGCCGTCGGACACGGGCGTCGCCGTCTGGTTCGAATGGGACGGCGCGCAACGCTGCATCGCCGTGGACCGCTATCCCAAGGTCGAAGACAACCTTCAGGCAATCCACCACATTCTGGAAGCCCGGCGCACTGAAATGCGCCACGGCGGTCTTCATATCGTGCGCCAGACGTTCAAGGGCTTCGTCGCTCTCCCCGCGCCAGAAGGCAAGCGGGACTGGCGGACCGTGCTGGGGCTGTCCGGCGCGGTGACGGTCGATCAGGTCCGCGCCGCATTCAAGGAACGGTCGAAGTCCGCGCACCCGGACAAGGGTGGATCGAACGAAGCCATGTCCGAACTGATCCGCGCGCGGGACGAAGGGCTGGGGGCACTGGCATGACCCCGTGGCAATGGTGGATCGGCTCCTATGGCAACGTCGAATATGAAGATGCCTTTGAACTGGGCGACTTCACGTCTCGCGACGAAGCGATAGAGGCAGGGCGGAAGGAATGGCCGGGGAAGGTCTTCTATATCGTCGAAGCGCGGACTTCGACGGCGGCGAAGTATGCCGACGGTTCGTATGACGTCGTTCCGTTCTGTCGCCAGCGCAATCGCGAACTGATTGAGCCGGTCGCCAGTGTGGCGATTGATCAGATCGCAGATCACATTCGCGCGCGCTCCGCTGGGCTGATTGCGCGACGGGATCGCCTGAAGCCGCGATGGTGGCAATTTCGGCTTAAGCAGGAATGCGACAGTCTCGACGCGATGGCCAGCGAACTGGACCTGATCGTGGACGAAATTCAGGACATGACCCATGACTATTGAGGCCCAGCCGATCAGGGTCCAGCTTCGCCGCGTGAAGGGCTGGCGTATGCCGCCGAACACGGTGAGCGTTGCCAGGCCCGGTCCGTTCGGGAACCCCTTCATAGTCAGCGAATGCCGCGAAGCGGGCTTCGTCGGGACGGATCGGGAACTTGCCGCCCGGTGCGTCGCCGCCTTCGAAGCATGGGCGTTCTCGCCATACTGGCGGAACAACTGGGACGGCGAACAATCGGAAGCCGCACGCACGAAGCTGCTGTCCTTGCTGCCCGGCTTGCGGGGAAAGAACCTTGCGTGCTTCTGCCCGCTGGACCAGCCGTGCCATGCCGACGTCCTTCTGAAGCACGCGAACGGGGAAGTCGAATGAGCGTCCCCGGCCATGCCGCCCTTCGTGCGTTCGTCGCCTTGGAAAAGGAACCCGGCTTCCGCGTGGATCGCGGCATGATGCTGGGCGAAGGCGCGGCCTTCAGCCCGGACTGGCGCTATCGCTATCTTCTGTGGCGCATCTGGGACCAGTCACTGCCGATCTGGTCCTTCGGAATGCTGAACCCGTCCACGGCGGATCACCTGAAGCTGGACCCGACTGTCACGCGCTGTTGCAACCGTGCCCAGAACGGGGGAGCTGGCGGGCTTGTCGTCTGGAACCTGTTCGCATGGCGCGACACGGACCCCGCTGCCATGAAGCGCGCGGACGATCCCGTCGGACCGGGGAACGATCAGGCAATCCGGGTGGCCTTGGAGAACAGCGCACTGAACATTGCCGCCTGGGGCGCTCACGGCACGCACCGGGATCGCGAATTCTATGTCCGGCGGGACTTGGGCGTGGAATGCTATGATCTTCACGCGCTCGCCTTCACGAAGGACGGTCATCCGCGCCACCCTCTCTATCTCCCGGCCAACCTTGAACCCCAGCCGTGGCAGTTCTGGGGCTGACATGAAGCGGCCCGTGGACCCTTCAGTCGTGGACTTTGTGAAGGCGCTTGCGCGGGCGAACGCGGCGCGCGATATTGCGCGGCTGAAGGAAAGGGAAAAGAATGGGATCAGCCCAGATCAGATTGAACGGCGGTCCGCTTGACGGGCAGGTTCAGGCCGATCCTTCTTCCAATCAGATTGAAGTCGTGCATCGGGAACCTGTCACCATCTTCGAAACCAGCGTGGCGACACTGAAGCCGGGCTTCACCGTTGCCGGGTTTTACTTCCGGTCCATAGACAATCCCCAGCGGTTCGACTGGCGCGAACAATCGTCATGAAGACCGTCATCTATGCCCGCTTCAGTTCCACCCTTCAGAACGCCCGGTCGATTGAAGATCAGGTCGCACTTTGCCGCGAACGGTGCGAGCGCGAAGGCTGGGACGTCCTGGACGTCTTCACGGACTTTGCGATCAGCGGCGCGGCGGGGATCGACGAAAGCGCCCGTCCGGGGCTGAACGCCTTGCTGGCGCGCGTCGAAGCGGGCGGCGTCGATCAGGTCCTGGCGGAAGCGACCGACCGGATCGCGCGTCACCAGGGCGACGCCTTCGCCATTCGGGAACGCCTCACCTTCGCGGGTGCCCGGCTGTTCACCCTGTCCGACGGCGAAGTGACGGAAATCACCGCCACCTTCCGGGGCTTGATGGACGCCCAGTTTCGCAAAGACCTTGCCGCCAAGGTGAAGCGTGGACAGCGCGGGACCATATCCCAGAAGCGGTTCGCCGCCGGGATCGCCTATGGCTATCGCAAGGCAAACAGGCTGGACGGCAACGGGGAACTGATCCGGGGCTTGCGCGAAGTGGACGAAGATCAGGCTGACGTCGTGCGGCGCATCTTCCGCGAATTCGCAGCGGGCTTCAGCCCTCGCCAGATCGCCGACAGGTTGAACGCTGACGGCGTGCCAGCCGTCCAGCCGCGATCCGGCGGGAACAGTTTCTGGCGCGGGTCCACCATTTACGGGGATCGCAAGCGCAAGAACGGCATTCTTCAGAACCAGCTCTATATCGGCAAGCTGATCTTCAACCGGACCCGCAAGATCGTCGATCCGAAGACCCGCAAGGCGCTGATCCGGGCGAACCCGGAAAGCGAATGGCTGGTCCAGGACGTGCCCGAATTGCGGATCGTGGACGCGGACCTATGGGAAGCGGTTCAGGACGTGCTGGGGAGGGTGCAGAGCCGCCGCCCGGAACGGTCCCGCCGCCCCAAGCACATGCTGTCCGGGATCGTGCGTTGCGGCGTCTGTGGCGGTGCGTGGACGGTGATCGGGCGCGAACGCTGGGGCTGTTCCCGTCATCGTGAAGGCGGACCGGCGGCGTGCGGCAACAATCGCACCACGCGCACCGCGCCGATGGAAGAACGTGTCCTGAAGGGTTTGCAGGATCACATGCTGGACCCCGAACTTGTCGAAATCTATGTCCGGGAATATCATCTGGAACACGCCCGCCGGGCGAAGGAACTATCGCGGGAAAGCGACCGGCTGAAGAAGCGGCACGCGGACGCGGTTGCCAAGGTCGAACGCCTTGTCATGGCCGTCGCAGACGGCGCGGACGAATTCGTCGAAATCCGGGAAGTTCTGGGCAAGGCCCGCGCCGAACGCGATGCGCTCGCGTCGGAACTGGAACAGCTTGAACAGCTTCCCGTCGTCGCGCTTCACCCGTCTATCATCGCGGATTATCGCGCCCAGGTTGCCAAGCTGAACGCCGCGCTGGCAGAGAACCCCGAAGCCCGCCTTGAAGCGATCCCCAAGCTGCGCGCGCTGATCAACAGCGTCCACGTTCACCCGAAGCCGGACCGGGCGAAGGGCGTGACGATTGAAGTCACCGGCAAGCTGAACTCCATGCTGGCGCTGGCGACCGGAACGGACGCGCCCCAGCCGGGGGGAATGTCAATGTATGGTAACGATGGAGCGGGCGAAGGGATTCGAACCCTCGACCCCAACCTTGGCAAGGTTGTGCTCTACCCCTGAGCTACGCCCGCTCGCTGGCGCCAGCGGCGGCAGATCGAACATCGCCGTCGCTTGGGGAGGCGGCGCGATTAGCAGCGCCCGCCCCCACCCGCAAGGAGAAAATCGCAGCCTTGCCGCCAACGCCCGCGCGCGGCACATTGACCCTTCACTTTCGCGCCAAAGCCCCCAAATTGGGCAATAACGGGGCCAACGGCCCGCAACGGGCAGGAGCAACGCAACTTGGCAAGCATGGGCCTCAACCTCGACGAGCAGAAAGCCGTAGAGCGATTCCGCAGCACCGTGGTCGAACCGTCGATGGCAAACCTCGTCATCCTCGATTTCTGGGCCGAATGGTGCGGGCCGTGCAAGGCGCTGACCCCAGTGCTGGAAAAGGTCGCGGGCGAATATGCCGACAAGGGCGTGGTGCTGGCCAAGGTCAATGTCGATGAGGAACAGTTCATCGCCGCGCAGTTCCAGGTGCGTTCGATCCCCACTGTCTATGCCATGTTCCAGGGCCAACCGGTGGCCGACCTGACCAGCGCGCGCAGCGAATCGCAGCTTCGCCAGGTGCTCGATCAATTGCTGGCCAAGTTGCCGGTTGCGGCAGGGGCGGCGGCGGGCGCGGCGCAGCAGGAGGTCGGGCAATTCCTTGCCATGGGCGAACAGGCGCTGGCGGATGGCGATCCC